GGGGCGCGGGTAGAGATCAACAACGAAGGCATAGAAGGCTACTCCAACGCTACCACCAAGCAGTTCTACCTGCGCACATCGGACGGACGGGGGATGTTCGGCGGGGGCAAGGGAGTCCTGGATGCCGATGGACTGGCCCTGAGTGGTGTTGAAACCAGCTACCACACCTTCAATGCAATTCGCTGGATGACTCAGACCGATCCCGCGCCTGGGGGAAACGAAGTGGCACGGATAGCCGGAGGCCGGTGGGGGCCATCTCAGTGGGACTCACTGTATCTCGATGCAAACCCAGGCAAGGAGATACGCACTAGTGAAATCGTAAGCAAGGCGTCGTCTCGGCGGTCGTCTGGTGACGGCAGCAATGAGATCAGGGCTTATGTGGGCCTGACGGCAACGCCATCCCCACAGGCTGCGGCGATCTTCGGCGCCATGATTGACCCCGGCGCCGGCAGTGCGTGGGTCGACTGCTATGCGTTTGGAAGTGACTCCTATGTCAGGATTCGGACCGGTGATGCTGAACGGGTTCGTGTGACTCATACCAACACGTCAGCTACCCCGTTGGTGGTACTCGAGGGAGACATGGATACCGGGCTATTTCACGGGGCGGCTGACATGCTCAACCTGGCGGTTGGGGGCGTGGAACAGATGCGCTGGGAATGGACCAGAGCCGCGTACACAGGCGGCGCGGCGCGGCGCTTTCTGATAGCTGGCCTTAATGCCACCAACGACAACAGCCCTAAGCTTGGCTTCTGGGGCTATGCTGGCGAGAACATATGTGGCCCGAGCATCCAGAAGATCAATGAGACTACCTATGGTCGGGGGAGGTTGGCGTTCTTTCAGCACGGAGGCGCGGACTACACCTCAGAGACTGAGGTTATGTCTCTGGCATACAACGGCAATGCCTGGTTCGTCGCTAACGTCTCAGCTGCGTCTTTTACAGATCGCACCCCGTACCCGGACAAGGCAACGGCACTGGCGGCGGTCAGGTCCATGCAGCAGACGCCAGGCAAAGCGGGAAGCCTGGATCATAGTGCACTGCATGAGTACGTGCGGGCTAGGGATGAAGGCGGCGAGATGGGGCGGAACCTTTCTGCCACCGTGTCAGCGCAGAACGTGGTGATACAGGAGCTACTGGAGCGGATTGAGCGGCTAGAGGCTGAGAGGAGAGTGTCGTGATCGAGATGACCAACGGTGAAGTGATGCAGGCGGCCAAGGCGCTGGAGGAGTTGGGCCGAGAGCGGCTGCCGGTGCCGGGGGCGCTGCGGGTGCGCAAGGTGACGCGGGCCGTGCAGGCGCACCTGGCCGATGTCGAGGCCGTGCGGATGGACCTGCTCAAGCGCCACGCCCGGACCGACGAGGCGGGCGAGCTGGTGCTGGGCGAGGGGGGCATCGCCACCTTCGAGGACGGGGCGCAAGCGGATTTCGCCAGAGAGTACGAGGCCCTCATGGCGGAGACCTGGCAGACCGAGTACGGAGTGAGGGTGAGTGACCTGGGGAGTATCGAGGTGCGCCCGTCGGTGCTGGTGGGGCTGGGGGCACTGCTGGAGGATACTGAGTGAAGACCAGCCTCCACTGGCAGACCGTACCGGGATGGGCCGGGCAGGCACAGGCACGCATGGGCGCACAGTGCGTGAAACTCATGGATCCCTCGCCGGGGCCGGATCCGTTCCCTGGGCTGGCGAAGGACATTAGGTTCTGGACAGACGACTGGGACCGTGAGCTGATTGCGGCGGGGCGTGCCGGGGCCGACGCCTACATGGCGCGGATGGTGCCCCGGTGGCAGCCGTTTGCCGAGTGGGGCGACGTGGTGTTCGAGCTGCCCAATGAGCCGCCCTGCAACGGCAATGACGAGCTGGTGGCGCTGAACGCTTTCACCGAGCGCTGCATTGAACTGGCCGCGCAGTACCCCTGGCTGCGGCTCATGATCCTGAACCTGCCCGAGGGCAACCCCCACGACAACGGCACCGGCGATCCGAACGTGAGCCGGTGGAAGGTCCAGCAACTGGCCGGGTGTGTGAGGCTGGCGGCCGAGCGGGGCCACGAGGTCGGACTGCACGGCTACTGGAGGCCAGACGTCGAAGGGCCGACGGGCAGGTACCACGCCCTGCGCTGTATCGACATGGTTCAGTGGTGGGCCGAGGCCGGGGTAGACACATCCAGGCTACGGGTGAGTCTCACCGAGTGGGGGGTGGACGGTGGGATCGCGGGACACCCAGCACAGCAGGGTTGGCGGTCGCTGGTGCCGCTGTCGGAGTACACCGCGCAGATCGCCGAGGGGGAGAGGGCCTTGAGGGGGCTGCCGTGGCTGCGCGCAGCGTACCTGTTTGACTGCGGCGCCCTCCACCCGTGGCATGACTACGACCATACGGAAGCGGACCTGGAAGTGATTGCCGGGGTGCTGGCAACTATGGGGGAGGGGGACGGGGTGGACACGGGGGACACGATACGGGTGCGGCTGGGCGACGGGTCGGTGGTGGTGTTGGAGGTAGAGGGTTATCTGCGTGGTGTGGTGCCAGCGGAGATGTACTCCTCATGGCCACTCGAGGCGCTCAAGGCTCAGGCCATCGCGGCCCGGACGTACGCGCGGTGGCGCATCGCCAACCCCAGAGCGGACGACTTCGACATCTACGCCGACGCGCGCGATCAGGCATTCCGACCCGAGTGGATCAACGCCAGAACCAATGAGGCGGTGAGGCAGACGGCGGGAGAGACGTGGCCCGGCGTGATGGGGCAGTACGTCACTTACTGCGGCCGGCAGGACTGCCCGCTGTGCCAGGGCCTGGGAGGCTACGACGGGGCAAGCTGGGCCGGGCGCATGTGCCAGTACGGAGCTAACTACCTCGCCGAACGGGGCTGGACACACCAAGAGATTCTCGCGCTCTACTACGGCGGGGCAGAGATCCCCGAGGAGGTGCCGGTGAGCCAGTATCCGGAGATCCGGGCGTACACGTGGGATGGGCAAGAGACGTCGGTAGAAGCGCTGCAGGCGCGCTATGCGTTTGAGATCAAGAGGGCTACGGCCAACCCCGGCAGTGAGGTGTTCCGGCTGACGGGGATCCGCGAGAAGTACGGCGACGCGGCTCAGATCGCCCGGGTGCTGCGGCCGGAGGGGCCTGAGGACAGCCGCCTGGTGGCCTGGTGGTGGCCTGACGCTCCGACCCAGGTGCCTGAGCCGGTGCCGGGTGAGTGGGAGCGCAACTACGCCGTGGCCACAACCAACGCTGAGGGCGAGGTGGGGCCAGGGATGGGCACGGGGGCCTACCACGATGCCGGGACGCCTGGCCCCCACGCGATGTGGGTAGTATCGCCCTCCGCCCCGTCCGATGCAGTGTACGGACTGGGGATGATCGTGGGCACCGACCACCACCACGTTGATCTGGAGTGGACCCTTGTCAGAGAGCCCGAGACGCCCGAGGAACCGCCCGCGGACGAAACGCCTCAGCCTGAGCCAGCTACAGTCACGGCTATCCGCTGGAATGCAGAGGAGGCGGTGCGCCACATCGAAGCCATGCAAGACGCCTTGCAGGTAGTGGCGAATGACCTGCAGGGGACGCGGAAGCGGCTGTTGGAGGAGGTGATCGCACCGGCCTATGAACTGGAGCGGCAGGACTAGACCATCCTCTCCGCGAGGAGGTGATGCACAGCCCCGGTGACGAGCCGGGGCTTTCTGCTGCCTGCCGATAGTACGGATACGAACATACAATGATACATCGCCAATTGGGCCGTTTGCCTATTGACATGTAGCGCGAATAGCGCTACAATAGGGCTACAACGATGGAGGTAGGCAGATGGGATACAGCATAGACGACCGGAGATACTGGGATCGGCAGAAGGCTGAGATGGCGGCAGAGCGAGAGGCCCGGCGTGAGTATCCCGAGACTGAGGGCCAGGAGCTTTACCGGGAGATCGCCAAGCTCAACGCCATGACCACCGAGTATTTCACCGCCGAGCAGATCGCCGCTCAGAGAGCGATAGTGGCCTCGCTGGAGGCTCGCATCGCCGCAGCCACAGAGGCCGAGTGGACCCGGGAAGTGACCATTGAGCGCCGGGCGGCCTGGAACGCAGCGGTGAAGGACCCGAGCAACCGGGCGCGGAACGGCAAGACGGTCCTGGTAGGTAAGATCGAGGCTGACCTGGGATTTGGCCTGGACGACCTCAAGGCGCAAGTCAGGCGGTGGGCGCTGTGACCAAGGCCAGCACCAGCTTCAGGCTGAGCGCCCTCACCCTCCGGCAGCTACAGGAGCTGTCGGAGCGGTGGGGGATGACCAAGACGGAGACGATCAGCGTCGTGATTGATCGAGCGCACAGGGAGGCAGACGTGAGCGTACGTGAGCAGCAGATCAGAGCAATCGCTGAGACCATCGCCGAGGACCCCGACCCCGAGGCCATCCGCGCACAGAACGTGGCAGGCTGGACAGTGGATCTCGGCACCGCCACCAACTACCGCCGCTATAACGGAGTACGCCTGAGTGAGACCGAGCTAGCCCAGGCAATCGCCATCGCTGACGAGATACGCCGCGGGCGATAGCGCCCCCCCAGCCCCGCGCCACCACGGGCGGGGCTTTCGCCTGCCGGCTTTCCCTAGCGCTGTGGAAGGAAAGGGGAAGCCAGTTCGTTTTCCCTAGAGCAATCGGTCTACCGGCCCCGCACGTTCGTGAGCGCTCTGCAGGTCCTCGCGGGTCTGTGCCAGGTACCGGCGCAAGACAGTCAGATCTGCGTGACCCATGAGCTTCTGGAGGGTGAAGACATCCATGCCGTTACGAAGCGCGGCCAGGGCGAAGGCGCGGCGAAACGAGTGCAGTGGAGGTCGCGGCACGCCCGCCCGTTCGGAGCGACGCCGCAGTATCTGCCGCAACCCGTACCTGTTGAGCCGCCGGCCATCCAGGGTGGCGAAGAGAGGATCGTCGGGATCGGGACGGCGCCGGCGCAGGTAACGACGCAACTCTCTCAGTGTCTTGGCTCCCACGAACACGACGCGCTCTCTGTCGCCTTTGCCATGGCGTACGAGCACGGACCCCTCATTCATGTCCAAGTCACCTGCGTTGAGGGACGTCAACTCGCTGGCGCGCACGCCCGTATCGAGCAAGAACATGAGCAGTGCGCGATCGCGATCGTTACTGTGACCGCGTACCTTGCATGTCTCTAGTAGCGCCGTGAAGTGCTCGGTGCTGATAGGGGGTAGTGGCTCACTACGCGCGCGTGGTGGTTGGACCTTGGTAATCGCGCTACGTGTCAGGTCGTGCTCGAGCGCCCACCACCGCAGGAACGCTCGCACGGCACGGAAGTTGGCCGCCACGCCACCACCGTTACAGGTCTCGGCGAGTTCCAGCAGGTAGACGCGCAGTACCGCGGGGGTGATGTCAGCCGTAGTGGTGATGTCCTCGCTTTCGAGGTACATAGCGAAGCGAGACAGTCGATCCGTGTAGAAGCGCACCGTGGCGGGGGAGAGGTTACGGGCGCGACGATCGAGAAGGAAGTCCTCTATTTCGTCCCGCAAAGTATCGAGAGTCAGGGGGTCTATTGCATTGCGACTCAAAAGCAGAACCTCCCGCTACCTACTACCGGTAGTGGGAGGCTGAACCCTGAATCGTACAGCTAGTGTCACAGTGCCGAGGCCCAGACTTGAACTGGGGACCCCCTGATTTTCAGTACTCGTTGAGGGGTCTAGGCACGGCACACAAGCTGTACGCGTTCTGAGCGCGTTGCCCACTACTGGTAGTAGGTAATCAGAATGCTTCACAGAGCTGAACATCCAAGATCATGCGGTCTACAACTAGCCGCTCTCGCAGCCAACACCGTCACCGTCTCTATCGAACCCGTGAGGATCGATGCCAACTACCTGGAAGCGGCGATAGGGAATGTCGCCACAGTTGAGGTCCGGCGGCGATGGTGGGATGCACACGGTGGGGTAGGACGGATCACAACTGTTGGATGTTTGGGTAGGCGCGATGTCGATGACCGGACCCGATCGCACTAGTGGTTGCGGCACTGGTGTGGGCTCAGGTGCAGCCCCCCACAGGCCTCGGCCCGTACTGCGAGCTTCTTGGACGGCCGCAACGAAACGGTCCTGATACTTGATGTCCGGTGGATACGAACTGGACTGAGCGTAGCCCTGGCGACAGAGCTCCTCATTGACCATGCGGCCGTCGGCAAGCCACACGTAACGTAACAGGCGATCGTACTTATCGGTCTCGGAGACGTCCTTCTCCAGGTAGACGGTCTGATCCCCCACTAGTGCCTTGTTTGCCGCGCTGGCCTCCGGCCCCATCCACTGCACGGGCTGGCTGGGGTGCACAGTCTCAGGAGTGTCGATGCCGATGTAGCGCACAGTGTAGACCTGGCCTGCAATGCTGACCTTGATGGTGTCGCCGTCCACTACGTCCACCACGCGCGCCTCAGTCATGGTTGGGCGTGCGGCAGTGGCGGTTGGTGCCGGTGTGGGGGCAACTTGGCCGGGTGGCGGGATGCGCAGTACCTGGCCCACACGTATGAGACTGGGGTTCGCGATGTTGTTGTAGGCGGCCAAGGCAGCAACGGTAGAGCCGAAGTGCTTGGCGATGGCGCTAAGTGTGTCACCTCGTTGCACGGTGTACGTCTGGATCGTGACGACTGTGGGGGTCGCTGACGGGCGTACGTAGGTGGGTGTGGAGGTAGGCCGGAGCGTGGGGGTGCGGCTGGCTGCTTGAACGGCACGCGCGCCATTGTCAGCACCAAACAGACGCGCGCCAACCATTACCAAGACGAAGAGGCCTACGGAGATCCTAGTAGAGTTGCCCTTCATGGGTGGTTCCCCAGTGCCAGCACCACGCGGCTGACACCTCCTTCTGCATCGGCGGCGATCATGATGAACTCTCCAGGCTCGGCTTCGATGAAGGCGTCGGCGGGGAAGCGCTCCCTGAGGTACTCGCTGCTGTAGAGGCTGACCACCAGATCAGGCATACCCTCGGGGGAGTAAGTACGGATGAAGACGCTATCGACGGGGATGAGCTTGGCCGCCTCGTCCAGCGCCGTCTCCAGCGTGGGGTAGGGCTCATCAAAGTTGAGCTCGAGGTGGCTGATAAGGTCGTCGGTGTACACGACCCAGTACTTCCAGGTGTCATAGGTCTGGTAGCCGTACTCCACCGAGCCGGGCACGTGGTCGCGTTCCCAAACGTCACGGTCGAGCCCGAGGCCGCGAGACTGGACCTCGGCACGGGTGGAGGTGATCGGACTGGAGCTCGTGGTGGGCGTCGGAGCGGCCGCAGTAGTGGCCATGGGTGTGGGTTGCTCAGGTGTTCCACCACACGCGACGATGATGAGTGCGAACAGCGCCAGTGCTGCAATGCGTACCATGATCCCCCCACATGGTGCTAGAACAAGCACCATCACGAGTGCAAAGCACGAGCGGCCAAAAAGAAAAGGACCGCCAAGTCCACTTCGGCATCGGGCTGGAAATCGAGGCCCGTTTGCTCTAGAATCAGAACATATGTTCTAAAGCAGCTGCGTCTGATCCATCTGGCGTTGAGCAGTTCGCCGGGCACGGTAGGTCATTAGGGCGACCGCCCCGTGCTGAAGCACCGCATCACGATCTGCGGATACCCGGAATGTTCTGCCCAGTGTTCCTCGCGAGTTCATTCAACACACAACGTCGCGCCGGTGATATACTTCGCACAGCACGATTCAGGAGGGATTGGAGGACCATGACGCTGGTCGACCAGTATGCAGCCTCAGTGATCAGGCTTCTTCCCCCGAGCGGGCTTCTCTATCTGGCGATTCTCTGGCGGGCCTTTCTGCCTGCTGACGCTTCACTTGCTCTTCCAACAGAAGCAGCACTCTCAGCTGCGAATCTCGAAGGTCTGGAGGCAGAGCCTCGAAGGCTCGGATCAGAATGCGACGCCAGTCCTCAGTCTCCTGCTTCGTGAGTTGTTGCCCAAGGCCGATGTCGGCAAGTAAGTCGAAGAGGGGGTAATCAAGAGCAGTGGCGATGGCATCCAGAATCTCTGGAGCCACATTCACTCTTTCCCCACGCTCGATCTTCCCCACGTAGGTACGATCGACATGAGCTCGCTCGGCCAACTCCTTTCGGTTGAGGCCACGCGACTCCCGTATCTCTCTGATTCGTTCCCCAAGTGTCTTTGGCATACACCAGCCCATTGAGAATGCGGGACAATTGTATCATCCCCGAGACACGACCTGAAGGGGTCAATTGAGGACTTGACGAACCAGTCCCGCACGTGGTACAATTGTCCCGTGAGGTTGAGATGAGTTTGGTCAGGCAGGTGGAACGCAAGAGAGTGGAGCTAGGGCTGTCTGTCGAGGAGATAGCCGACCGCCTTGGCATTAGTGGGTCGATGTACCGGAAGGTGAGGCTGGGAGACAGGAACCCCAAGAGCCCTAGCGCGCGGAAGCCCGGGAAGGAATACCTCTCCGGTGTTGTGGAAGAGTTCCCGGAGTTGGCGCCCCAGGTATGGGCTTTTCTTTTGCAGAAGAACGGGACAGTTGGCCCGAAGAAGGGACAGAAGGGCCGGGACTCGGGGGTGGACAGTGCCGCGGCCTGAAGTGTTCTCCGGACTAGAGGCGGTGTTGGTGTTCGTGATCTTCGGGCTGGCGCTGGTGCTCATGTACCTGTGTGACCGGAGGCCTCAGTGAACCCGTGGCTGGCCGCAGGAGCCATCGTGGCCGCGGCGATCTTCACTGTGGTCACTGTAGCGGTTCTGACGGTCGCGAGTTGGGACAGTGTGGAGGTGAACGGTGACCTAACAACCCGAACCCACAAGTAGACATGATGATGGGCTGGCGGAATGGTGTCAGTCACCGGCTCTGCCGCCAGCCCGGTATGGCACAGCACAGTAAGGAGCACAGCATGAATGAGATCAGAGTCAGCGAAGCAGCGTACCGGAGAGCGCGGGCGAACATCGCCCGGACATTCGTACACCTAGCTGTACGGAATCGGGGAGACGACTTCACGAGTGGCCAGCTTAGCGGGCTTCATGCCGCGTTCATGGCGATCCCGGGAAGCACGGAAGATGAGTTTGTCGCCATGTGCAGTGAGCCGGCGTTCGGAGCGGCAATGCGCACGGTGGTGGCTGAGGCGGTTGCGTGAACTTGGCGCAGATACTCGGTGAGCTGCCGGCAGTCAACGTCATGCCGGGCGATGCGCAGGGCACGTGGGTGCTGTTCGTCTGCAGAGACTGCGGCGGCGCATACGACTACACCGAGATTGCCGCACACCTCCAGTCGGCACACGGTATGAGCCGCGAAGATGCCGACGTGTACGTGGCGTACCTCATGGGTGGGCCACGGGAAGTGCGACGGATGAACTCTCAACGTGTGGAGGTAGTCGCATGAAGGAACTACAGGATCGGGCGCGGATCGCTCAGGCAGTCAGTCAGGCTGAGCAGCACAAGGCCGCAGAGGAGCGCAAGGCAAAGCTGGCTGCTGACACAGCTGAGGCTATCGACCGGATGCTCCGTGAGTACCTCGATGTCACCAAGTACCAAGAGGTACAGACGTTCGACCTGCCGGCGATGGTGATGGTGAACGGGCTTCACTTCACGGCAGTACGTAACGAGCTCTACCACCTGTGGAGCAAGCGCCCGTGGTCGCTGCATTTGGCGCGCAAGTGCGCACGGTGCGGCGCGGACACGGTGGTGGGCCCGGAGATCGAGAGCCTGGTATGCCTAGCCGAAGCCATGGACTGGGTGTCTCACCATGAGACGCTGTGCCCGGTGTGCACGGAACAGCAGAAGGAGCGCGAGGCACGTACCAAGTTGGAACCGCGGCTGTGCCCCGTGCTCATGATCGGCAACCACCTGGGGCAGCAAACCGACATCTGTAGACGCGAGCGGTGCGCGTGGTGGGCGGTTGACTCGTACTTCGGGAACGGGTGCGCGCTTCGAAGCCTCGCCATGTACGCACAGGCCACGGCGAGCATGTTGGCAAACAGGCAAGTGGAGGATTCTCAGAAAGAAGTAGAGCCCAACCGCGGGAACGGCTGAGCTCTCGTCGATGTAGGGGTGCGTTGCAGTGCCCCTACTCTAGCACCGTAGTTAGCACCCGTCAACTCGGGTCCGGACACGTTGATTGTCTCACTGTCCTGAAGTCCGGACCCCCACAGTCGCAAGCGTCGGAGTGTGCCGGGGGGCACGCTCAAAGGGGCACTCAATGCAGTCCGTACATCCACAGAAGGGCATACCGGCAGCCGTCGGCCGGATCCGTAACGCTCACGAGAACGACACGGCTGACGAGCTGACGCTCTGTGAGGCTGTTGCCACACGCTCCCAGCTGGTCGCACGCGTGGAAGCCGACCGTCGCATTACCTGGGCCGAATGGACACAGCTCCGCAAGCTGGACGACCGTATCGAGCACTACGCACTCAAGTCACTGAACAACAACCGCACCATCAACGCGTTGTACGGTGGCCTCTACCGGGGCACCGTCTGCGACGCGGACCTTCGCACCCTCTGCCCCAGCATCGGGGAACTCACCGTCGGTGACCTCATAGCGGCCGGCGACTGGCTCGACGCCGCCTGACCGGTCGCATTCGCAGCACTACTCAGCAAGGAGGATCAAGTGCCTCACAACAACCGCAGTGATGACCCTATGGATAGCGCCTTCAACGCGAGCCTGGCACCGCGTAACTACTTCGGCCAGGTGGACATCGACACGTACTACTGCGTGCTCGAGAAGGGCGTCGGCAAGGTGATGTTCGATGCGAATGTGCACAGCTTGGATCAGCGGCGCACCAGTATCGAGATCACGGTTACCCCCATCCCCGACATGCCACGACCGGACCCGCTCAGCCGGCAGATGATCGCCGAGAGCCGGGAGTGGGTGAACATCGTGTTGGCATCGCTGAAGGAGCTTGGCGTGTCCTCACTCCGCGACCTCAAAGGCAAGTGGGCGAAGGTCACCTTCGTGCCCACGGGCCGGAAGTGGACGACGCAGGACGGTGAAGAGCGCGAGGCCACCACGTTCAAGTTCTTGGCGGTGTACGACACGGAAGCGGCGGCCGCGGCCGCATACGCGGCAGAAGGCAACGGTACGGCTTCCGAGGCGGAAGACGAGCACCCTGAGGACACTAGCAGTGGTGACAAGGCGACAGCATACGAGTTCCTGCGGGTGCTGGTGAACCAGCACAAGGCGGATCCCGCGATGCTTGCCACCACCATCGCCTCGATCCCCGCGGTGTCGAAGTGGTTCACCATCGACAGCCCCGAGACTCAGGAGCTCCTGAAGAAGGCCAGCTAGGCACGGTCTGTACTCGCACGGTAGGCACTACCTGTAGGGAGTGAACAGCATGCAGCGTCACAGAGCGTACAGACGAGAGCGGTACGCGGATGATGAGGACTACTACGCGGATCACCCGGCAGAGGACCGGGACGCGCCAGAGATGAAGGACGGCGAGGTCACCGTCGGCGATACCGGGCTCACGCATGACGAGTTCATGCAGGCAGTGGCGGACCTGGAAGCGCACGGCTGGCAAGGGTGCACGGTTGAGCCGCCAGAGACGGTAGCGGCGTAGGAGCGCGGTGTGGCTATCACAGCGGTCATGATCGACCAACGGGAGCCGAGCTGGGTACAGGACCTGAGCTTTGGTGGGGCGATGAAAGCGGTCACCATGCTCGAGTGTGGTGACTTGTGGGTCTCCACCGGTGATGGCGCCATGGTGCTGGTGGAACGCAAGACCTCCACCGACCTGCTCGGCTCCCTAAGTGATGAGCGGCTGTGGCACCAGCTCGCGGCCATGCGTGCCAAGAGCGAGTGGTCCTACCTCGTGATCACCGGGGTGCTGCAGCCGAGCCCGGCCGGGCTGACCATCACTGACCGCGGTGAGACCGGATGGAAGTGGGCCTCCGTACAGGGGGCCCTCATCCGGGCTCAGGAGTGCGGGGTGGTGGTGGTGCACGCGGCCGGAGACGGTGACTACGAGGGCACGGTGACGCGGCTCTGTGCACGTACTCGCAGCGCAGAGCTAGTGCTCAAGCCCGTACGTACGCCCGCCGTGCTGAGTCCGGGGGAGCAAGTGCTCGCGAGCCTTCCGGGCATTGGCCTGGACAAGGCTCAGGCACTACTCGCCGGTGTGGGCACGGCAGCCTGGGCACTCTCGGAGCTCACAGACACTCGAACGAAGACCGTCCGCGGCCTTCACGGCGAGGTGAAGGGCATCGGCGATGTGACGAAGCGTCGCGTGCGCCAGGCCCTGGGCATACCGGACCGTGGGCGCTTGGTGATGGTAGACGCTGAGGACACGATCATGGACCCGTGGGATGACCCTGAGGCACTGGACAGTAAGGAGCACAGTCATGACAACCAACAACCCGAACTTGCCCGTAGTGCGTAACCAGCTGACCCCGAGCACGTGGCAGATGATCGAAGCCGTGGCGCCGGCGATGCACCAGGCACGGCTCTTTGGTGTGTCGAGCCCGGAACAGGCGATGGCCATCATGTTGAAGGGTCACGAGCTCGGGCTGGGACTCACCGCCAGTTTCGAGTTCATCCACGTGATCGAGAACAAGCCGGCACTCTCCCCGCGAGGGGCGCTGGCGTTAGTGCTGGCGCATCCGGAGTACGACGGCATCGAGATCCAGGACAAGGCGGACGCCAAGGGCAACCCGACGGCGTGCACGGTGCAGCTCAAGCGCAAGAACGGCCTCTGCTATGAGATCACCTGGACAATGGAGGACGCCAAGCGCGCCGGCATCGTCAAGAGCGGGGGCAACTGGGAGAAGTACCCGGCGAACATGCTCCGGTGGCGGGCGGTGGGCTACGCGATCGACGTGGTGTTCCCGGACGCGATCGGTGGAATGAAGCGAGCTGACGAGTTTGGTGCGGACCTCACGGCCGATGGCGACGTGATCGAAGGGTCCTGGAAGGTGCAGACGGCACCCGCGCGGGCTACGACTCCTGAGCCCGAGCCAGAGTCCACCGGTGCGCCAGTGCAGCCAACTACGGACACTGGCAACGGCAAGGCTACCACGCCCACGCCCACACTGGCGGATCTGGTACAGCGGTACGGTGCTGAGGCCGTGATGAGCGCGAACTTCGATCGGATACCGGGGACGGACAAGGAGCTCGCGCAAGTGGCGGAAGCGCTGGAGGCACAGAGTGCGTGACTCTGAGTTCTGGAGTCACGTAAGAAAACGGTCCAGCGGGTGCTGGGAGTGGACAGCCGCCACCACCAACCGTGGCTACGGCAACCTGTTGTCCAATGGCAGAAACGTGTCAGCACACCGCAAGGCGTGGGAACTGACATATGGTCGCATACCTGCCGGCATGTGTGTTCTGCATCTATGTGATAACCGTTGCTGTGTGAATCCCAGTCATCTGCGTCTGGGCACTGTGAGGGACAACAACCGAGACTGCGCTGCCAAAGGACGTCAGTTTCACGTGCCTTCACACCTCAAGGCGCGCGGGTCAGACCATGGCATCGCCAAACTCAACGAAGCCCAGGTAGCAGAGATTCTGCGTGCCTACCGAAACGGCACTATGACACAGAAAGAGCTTGCTCGCAGATACGGTGTGTGCAAGCAGACCGTCTGCAACATTGTACACCGCCGTATCTGGCGACATGTGGAGGTACCTGCACATGCCTAACATTGATCACTTGTCATTCAGCTCGGTGAGTTCGTATCTGCTCTGCGGTTACTCTTGGTATCTCCACTACGTCCAGAAGGTGGAGGTACCCACGGCGCCGGCGCTGGTGTTCGGGTCGGCCTGGCACACACTGACTGAGGAGTACCTGAAGACCGGGGCGCCGCTCGGTGAGTTGTGGCCGGCAGCGTGGGAAGCGCAGCTGGAACGTGAGCCGGAAGTGGACTGGTCGCAGGACACTCCGGAGAGCCTGGCCGCCACCGGTATGCGAATGATCAACTCGCAGGCGGTGCGCGACCTTCTGAGTTCGGTTCGTGAGAACTTCAACCCTGAGACGTGCTGCATAGAGCGACGTGTAGAGCTGCGGGTGCCCGGCGTGCCCATACCGGTGATTGGGTACATCGACGTGATCACCAAGGACGGGACTCCCGGGGACTTCAAGACGGCCGCGAGGATGTGGTCGGAAGACAAGCCCGCAGCGGAGATGCAGCCGCTGGTGTACCTGGCGGCACTCAACCAGGTCGGCGAGCACTCCCACGCGTGGCGGTTCCGGCATTACGTCATGACCAAGACGGCGAAGCCCACGGCGCGGATGTTTGAGACCCAGTACTCGGTGAGCGACGTGCTCGGCACGCTGTTTCCCACCATCAGTGGTGTGTGGCAGGCCATCCAGGCGGAGGCCTTCCCGAAAGTCACCACGGGCTGGAAGTGTAGCCCGAAGTGGTGTGAGTACTGGGGGATGTGCCGAGGTAACGGTGGCTAGCTCACTGGCGCTACAGAATGGGGTCCTGGTCTACCGGACCCCTTACTCGCCGCAACTGGTGACGGCACTGAAGGGTGCTGTACCGCCGGCGGAACGGCGCTGGGATCCCTCCACCAAGGCGTGGCTGGTGGTGCCCAAGCACCTGGACACGCTGAAGCGCATCACAGCGCAGTATCTGGGCGAACAGGTGCACTGTCAGCTGCCTCTGGGCCACCAGGCACCGGCCCTCGAGACACGCGCGGTGGAGGTGCGCTACATCGGGGCCACCAAGGAGCGTGGGAGTGATGAGCGCACGGCGTACGGTTGGAGTTGTGATGAGTGGAGCGTGGTGTTCCCCGAGAGCGTTCTACGGTCGTGGTTCTGTGCGGAACAGCGACCCGATGAACGACCCACACTCTACGCAGTGTTGGGGGTGAAACGGACAGCGACTGACTCGGAGGTCAAGGAGGCGTTTCGGCGTCTCGCGCGGCAGTGGCATCCGGACGTATGCCGGGAGCCGGACGCGGCAGAGCAGTTCATGGCGCTGAAGCAGGCGTATGACTTCCTCAGCGATCCGGTGAAGCGAGCCAAGTACGATGCCGGGCTGGCGCTGCAGCAACACGCTGAGCAGTACATGGCGGAGAGGCGAGCGGATACTGAGCGCTTCATCGCGGGGTACCGACCTCCACTACGGTGCGGGCTAGTACTCTGTGAAGGGACGGAACAACTGGGGCGATTCGTGGTGAGCAACATCCTCGCATGGGCAGATATCCAAGATGCCGAAGGCCGCGTGCTGAGCACTTCGTGGCCGGCGGGGGCAGACACATTCATCGAGAACTGGGTATAGGGGGAGTTGTGGTAAAGGCAAACGAAGCACCGGCGCTGTACGGACTGAAGATCTCGCGACTGGTGGTCACCGTGCGGGGGCTCACGCCACTGCTGGTGAACCGCTTCCCGGAGACGGCGATTGAGCAGATCGAGAAGGCGCAGACGGGAACGGCGCGGGCGAAGAAAGCCCCGCGTGATCCAGCGACGGAGTTCAATGCTACGCGCTACCTGGATGACAACGAGCGGGACTGCCTACCCGCGGCTGCCTTCAAGGAGTCCATGGTGCGGGCGGTGTCCTACATTGACGGCATGCCGATGACTGAGGCCAGGGGTGCGTTCTTCGTGGATGCAGACCTGATACCTCTGCGATGCTCCAAGCCCCGAATGCACCGCTCACGGGTAGTGCTCAACCGCAAGACCACCAGTATCGCCTACCGTGCCTGCTATGACGAGTGGGAGGCAGATTTGCCTATCTCATATCAGGAGAACGTGGTCACGGCGGAGCAGCTTATCAACATCATCGAACTGGCCGGCTATGCGGTGGGCGTAGGAGCGTGGAGGCCGCAGTGCAAGGGCCAGTTCGGGCGCTTCGAGATCAAGAAGGCTAGCTAACGGAGCCGAGCAAAGCTAGGCACCGGTACGCGCAGCAAGGCATGGCATGGCTTAGCGCGGCTCAGTGACGTTGAGCGCGGCAGAGACAGTGCAAAGCCCGTCCCGGCGACCTCCAGCCAAGCGCTGAGGAGCTCGGTAAGGCAGATCAGAGCGAAGAGCCCGCGACTGGTGGACCGGAGTTCGACTCTCCGGCGCGGGCATACAGGCAAAGTCGCGCCCAGTTTAGCTAGGTGCAGCGGTGCTTGGACTGCCAAAGCAATGTGTAGCAAAGCGAAGTTCCCGCGAAGTGGTGGATCAGGGTTCGACTTCCTGGCGCGGGACTGCACCGGCCGAACCAGGGCAAAGCAACACTCGGTGCGGCAGAGCTAGGCACAACGGAGTCACATCACAGCGTAGTCAACCTAAGCGGAGCGGAGCTTCCCGTTGCAGCACACAGCAGCACTCAGCCAAGCGAAGGCCCACGAGGGTGTACCGCGGGGTTCGACTCCCCGGCGTGGGCATACACCGAGCGCGGTCAGGCATGGTGCAGTAATGCAATGCCAGGCGCTGCAGAGTCAGTATTTGGCTCAGTGCAGCTAAGCGGAGCGGAGTTCTGCGTGGCAAAGCACAGAACACTCGTGACCAGCAGACACCGAGGGGCAGGTCCCCGGCGCGAGTATCAGCCCCAGTTGAGCAGGGCAAAGCCCACCATGGCGTTGTGTGGCTACGCAAGGCAAGGCACAGACAGTCTCGCGATAACGCGATAAGCAGACATCGGGGTGCGAGTCCCCAGCGCGAACATGAAGTGAACACTGCATGGCACGGTCAAGCAGGCTACAGCATCGCTTGGTGTAGCACGGTACGGACTCACCTTGGCGTTGTGTAGCTCGGACAACCAAGGCACAGGACGGAACGGCATGGCGAAGCGCAGAACCACACACACTGGAGGCAACGATGACCTACGTAACGATCATGAACACGGGAGCACGCGAGGAACTGGCACTGTTTGAGACGCTCGAAGCGCTCAGAGTGAAGGGAGACGTCTCCCCAGAGACCCTGGTGGACAGCGCGCGACACTCGGAGTCCCCCATACATCACTTGTTCGAATGGGATGACACGGTAGCTGGCGAACGGTACCGGCTGGAACAGGCCCGCTTGTATATCGCTCGCATCGAGTACGTTCCGGCACCGGAGCGCGAACCACTACTCGTGGAGATGCCGACGGTGCGGTCGCGGGCTACCAAGTTGGACGTGGCCTGCCTCACCGGTGTGGACCTCACCATGTGCAGCATCGAGCGGCTGCAGGCGGAACTCGAGGACGTGCGGAAGCGCTACTGTGAGTGCCCTCACCTGCAGAGCGTACTGGAGGGCTCCCTGGAGGACGCGATCCGTGAGCTCACACTGTTGGCGATGTCGCTGCCGATACCGGAGGAAACACTGTGAACCAGCTCAGCACATTCGTGACCGGTAGCCTAGAGGACCAGGCCCGGCGCAATCACCAGTCGCTGGCGGAGAGCTTCGCCAGCGCGGACGTGGTGGTCATCGTCGATACCAGCGGCAGCATGGCGGCCACCGACAGCCGCGGCGGGCGCTCACGCTATGACGTCGCCTGTGATGAGTTGGCTGCCCTCCAAGCGCACATGCCAGGCAAGATCGCCGTGCTCGCGTTCAGCGACAGCACGGTGTTCGCGCCTAGCGGCGTGCCGCCGTTTCTCAGTGCGGGCACGAACCTGGCCGGCGCGCTGCGCTTCGCGAAGGTCGCGGACGTGCCCGGTATGCGCTTCATCGTGATCTCGGACGGTGAACCAGACAGCGAAGTGACAGCCCTCGCCGTGGCCAGCACGTACCAGAACCGCATCGATGTGATCTTCGTGGGGCCGGAATCCTACCCACGGGGCCGGGACTTCCTGCAGCGGCTCGCGGAAGCTAGTGGGGGCAAGCTGGTCACTGCCGATCGTGCGAATGAGCTGGCCGCGAGTGTTGAGACGCTGCTGTTGAGCGCATAGCTATGAGTGCTGTGCCGCGACGGGAGAACCCTTTGACCACCATCGCTGACGACTACACCGGCGAGGCAATCTGGTACAACACGGATCATGATGAGCCGGTTACGGTGACCGGGTTTGCTGGGGTGCGCGGTGGGATTCGGTTCTTCAACGTCGAAGGGAGCGCGGCAGCGATACCGGAAGACGAGTTGCGCGTAGACCATCTCAACCCGCTGCTAACTGCGGCCCTCGAGTATGCTGAGCGGGGCTGGCCGGTGTTCCCTTGTGAAGGCAAGAAGCCACTCACGACACACGGGTTCAAGCAGGCCTCCGCCAACCCGCTCCGTATCCGGTACTGGTGGCGACGGTGGCCACAGGCAAACATCGGCATACCCACGGGCCCCGAGACGTTCACTGTTCTCGATGTGGACCCTCGCAACGGTGGAGACGACACACTACATGAGCTGATCACCGCACATAGTGAGCTCCCCACCACGCCCGCCGTGATCACCGGCAGTGGCGGCACACACTACTGGTTCAGGCACCCCCCACAAGCTCTGGTGAGCCGTGCAGGCGCTCTTGGTCCTGGTCTGGATCTGAAAGCGAGCGGTGGCTATGTGGTTGTGCCTCCATCCGTGCATCCGGACACTGGCACAGAGTACGAATGGGAAGTGTCTGCGCACATCGAAGACACCGTGCTGGCAGAGATGCCCGCGTGGCTGCTAGCGCTGGCCACTACTGAGCACAGCAGCAACGGGCATGGTGAAGAGCGACCTGCCGAGTTCGGGCTCAGTGAGGATGTCGCACCGGCGGCACGTGCGCTCGAGCAACTGGCGGACTGGCGCTGTGACGACTACCACGCCTGGGTCGAGGTCGGCATGGCGCTCTCGGAGCTCGGGCCAATCGGGCTGGCGCTGTGGGATCAGTGGAGCAAGAAGAGCGCGAAGTACCAGCCGGGAGCGTGCCAAGAGAAGTGGGAGTCATTCCGTGCCGGCCACGGCCGCACTCTCGCCTCCCTACTGCACTGGGCTCAGCAGGATCAGGCGGCGTTTCTCAGCACCGCGGATCACACTGCGGATCCGGAGTTAGAGACGCCAACCGTCCCGGCACATAGTCTTCCGAGCATTGATGCTTCCTGCCAGGATCTGCGCGTAGTAACGACTCAGGCGTGGGATGCGCTGTTGCAGGCCAACACTGCCAACGCGTTCGTGTTCCGCTATGGCGGGATCCCGGTGCGGATCGAGCGCACGGACAAGGACGCGCCGGTGGTACGCGAGCTGACCCCAGACCGCACCCGCCACGAGCTGGCGCGGGTGGCTCTCTGGCACACCTACAAAGAGGACCGCAAGGGGCGGACGGTCCGCAAGCCAGCCAAGCCGCCCATGGACGTGGTGCGTGACGTGCTGGCGACGCCGGACCCTCCACTGCCGGTGCTCACGCGAGTGGTGGAGGCGCCGGTGTTTGCCGCCGACGGTTCCCTGCAGACGGAGCCGGGGTACCACTCGCGCAGCCAGACATACTACGCACCGCCGGGCGGCCTGCAGGTACCACCGGTGTCGGCGTCTCCCACGGACATGGAAGTGGAGATCGCACGCAAGCTCATCCTCGATGACCTCCTTAGTGACTTTCCCTTCGTGCACGACTCGGACCGGGCGCAGGCGGTGGGCCTGCTGTTGCTGCCGTTCGTGCGGGACCTGATCGACGGAGCGACCCCGAACCACCTCATTGAGGCTCCCGTTCCAGGGAGTGGGAAAGGTCTGTGTGCGGACTGCCTGCTACTGCCGGCGGTGGGCACCAACGTGAGCCTGATCGCCGAGGCCCGCGACGACGAAGAGTGGCGCAAGCGGATCACGGCGGCACTGCGCGACGGCCGAGCCGCGATACTCATTGACAACGTGGCGCGGGTCCTCAACTCGGGGCCCCTGGCGGCGGCCATCACCGCGCCCACGTGGACGGACCGAGTGCTCGGGCAGACCGAGCTGGTAAGCATCCCGGTGCGGTGCGTGTGGGTGACCACGGCGAACAACCCCACCATGAGTACCGAGATCGCCCGGCGGTCCATACGGATACGTCTGGATCCGAAGCAGGACAGACCGTGGCTCCGCGAGGGTTTCCGCCACGACAACCTTCGTGACTGGGCGAGCGAGAACCGCGGGCGGCTGATCTGGGCGGCACTGACGCTAGCTCAGTCGTGGCTGAGCGCAGGGCGGCCGCCGGCACCGGATACGAAGCTGCTGGGCAGCTTCGAGTCTTGGAGCCGCGTGATCGGCGGCATCCTGGCACACGCGGACATCCCCGGCTTCCTGGGCAATCTTGATGAGTTCTACGAGGCAGCCGACCTGGAAGGCGCGGTCTGGAGGGAATTTGTGGATGTGTGGTGGGCGACGCACCAAACCAACGAAGTCGGCGTGGCGGAGCTGTTCCCACTGGCCGAAGCGATGGACGGATTCGACCTGGGCAAGGGCAGCGAGCGCAGCCGGAAGATCACCTTTGGCAAGCAGCTGATGAAGCAGCGCGACCGCGTGGTGGGGGAGTACCGCATCACGAAAACGCGCGAAGTGAAGCGGATCGCTCAGTGGCGGCTGTTGCCGACTCGTGGAGGCGCTCAACTATTCTAAGTGGCACGAAGCAAGGTGTATGTTGTGTATGTTGGTGTATGTTCCCTTACTCCCACGCGCGAGAAATACCAACTGAAAAGTACAGCTAGGTGGGGGACATGCACCAACATACACAACATACACCCTAAGAACACACGCTGATGCTATCGCGGGCTAAACATTCTGGTTAGGCAACTGTGGAGAGTGGGGGAGTGGGGGACATGGTGAAACAGCCGCGGGTGATCGAGACGGGGCACACGGTGAGGGTGCTGCATCCGGTGTACCGGATCCAGTACCCGGACGGGCGGTGGGAGACCTACATTCCGGGACTGGTAGATCTGGAAGCGTGTCGAGTGAGAGCACTGAGGAGGGCGCAAGTGCGATGGGCGCGGCTACAGGGGAGACATGATGAATCGGCGTGAGAGTGAGCTGACGCACGGCTGTGGGCTGTTGCTTGTGCTCTGTGCGGCTGTGGTGGTGGCGTTGAGTGCATGGATGTGGACGCGTGCAGAGAGCACGGTGTTTGAGTCACCGCTACCGCCCGTGGTGGACTCCCCGCTGGATCACAGTGGTGATGGGGTGATACGGGCGCAGGTGCTTGGCTATGAGTACTGGATGCCGGTGATTGTGGTGGGGGAGGCACAGTGATGAGTAGTCAGAGCGACCAAGAGCGGCAGTGGTCGGCGATCAGGGACCACGACAACCGGATCCACCGCCTGGAGAGGAGGCAGGGCCATGATGCGAACCTGGTGACGATTCTGATCCTGGGTTGGTGCGGTCTCTCGTGGCTCTTGGTGCTGTTGCAGCTGTTTGGTTAGTGACAGGAGGACAGTGATGAGCGAACTACATCCACCATCGTGGGCCGGGCAGATCATGACTACGCATGAGTGCGCGTGTGCTGACTGCAGAGTGTGGGCACTGAGGTTGGCAAGGTCGCGGCAGAAGGCCGGCAGGGCGCTCGTGGGCCGCGGCTGGGTGAAGCACCAGGGGCGCTGGTACTGCCCGGAGTGTGCGGAGAGGAAGGGACTGCGGCAGGTGAAGGGGGTAAGCAGTGAGTGAGTTCGGTGCACTCATCATCGCTCTGCTTCTGGTTGCTTGCCTGTGGGACCGACCTGAAGGGCACGAGTCTAGGGTCTACACCCGGCCTGAACCGACCACCTTGCCGCCAACGCGGCGGCCTACAGTGAGAGGAGTTGGAGGTGAGTGGTGAGTGAACCGCGACTGAAGCGGGACTGGGTGGGCCGGTACGTGAGGTTGAGACGAGACCTGGAGACCCAGGACGGCGTCATCTTTGATGCGGGTGAGGTGATGCAGGTCTACAAGACCTACCACGGCCGGATGGGCCTGCGTGCTCTGCACCGCTGTGAGCACTGCGAGCGTCGGGCCCTGTCGCGGATAACTGGGGTGGAAACCTATAACCTGGAGATCCTGCCCGAGGACTACCAACCCCCCGAGGTGGAGCCATTGGTGGCCGAGGTGGAGCGGCTGCGCACTCGCAACGCCAAGCTGGTGGCGCTTCTACGGGAGGCGGGCGACGGTGACTGCCCGTTTTGCGAGAAGGTTGGAGGCGAGGATGGACACTGGAATGACTGCCCTCTGGGCGCCACACTGGCAGAAGAGGTAGAGCGTGAGTGACATCCTGCGGGCCTTCGAGGGGCAGTGCGCGACGTGGTACGAGCAGGAGCGCACTTCTCACAACTGGCGGGCGAGACAGGAGGCGTACATGGCGCTGATACAGCGGCATGGGCAGGCGGCAGTCTGGCGCCATCAACCGGCGATCCGCCAGGTACTCACCAACGTCGAACTCCGCTACGCCACCGGCGCGGCAGCGGCAAGGCTGACAGGAGAGTAGAACATGAACGGTAGAGGTCTGGTAGAGCTGATGCGCAGAAGGGCCGCGTGGATGCGCTGGGTGGATGCCCAGATCGCTGTGGTGGCTTGGCTGAGTGAGCCGCCACAGTCGCGGGTGTGCTGGAACTAGACACTATGGCTGCAGGGGTGATGGTGGCTACAATGATGCTGAGTGAGAGGTTGGACACGACGCCGGCGGTGGCGCGGCTCACCTATCACCTCTGTCACGGTGAGGCTGTCACTGTGTACCAGGCAGCGAGCCTGACCGGGCTTACGCTGGATGGGGCGCGCAAGATGTTGGACCGTATGAGCTTGGCTATACCGCTCGTGTTTGTGCCGGGGCGGTGTGGAGAACCGGGGTTGTGGATGCTGGCAGCGATGCTAGAATGTGCTGAGGACGGCTTGGGAGCGTGAAGGTGGCAGTTGAGGTAAAGACGGTGACCATAGCCTTGCCGATCGAGGATCGCCCTCTGGACACACCAGCACTGAAAGAGGTCATGCTATTTCAAGCGCATTTCCTGCAGTGTGTGGCCTCGATGCTCTATCGGTCTTTGGCCGGCATTCATCCGATCCTTGACCCTGAGCCTGACAGTATCGAGATGTGCGGTGAGGAGATCGAGGCCATTCTGGAGACTGATGCTGTGCGCCGGTCTGGAGTGCGCACATCCGTGGTGCGGTGGACTCGGGGGGAGAAGCCGTGAGCGAGACCTGGGTGAACGTAGCGGAGCGGCTGAGAGTAGATAGAGCAGCCATCGAAGCACTGTCGGTCTTCGCGAGTCTGGTACCGGGTGGTGCTCTTGATCTCCACACTCTCCTCACAGATATCGAACGCGGCCAGCCAACGCGCAAGTTGGCGGATATCCTCTCAGGTGGAGTGACGATTGCCCTGAACTGACATGACCTAACAGACACCACGTCTTACCCCCTATAGTATTGTGAGGTCGCATCAATAGACGGTGCGGCCTTTTTCGTTGTCTGCGAGCAGTGGGGGGGAGCACATGGACCTGATTCTGTACGGGGTGCCGGCGGCCGGCCTCATTGTGGCCTTGGTGGAGGTAGTGAAGCACACGGTGCATCTCGACACCCGGTGGGCGCCGCTGCTCGCTCTGGGGCTCGGTGTGGTGCTGGCGGTGCTGTTGAGGCTCGAGGATCCCACCGTGGGCACGTGGTTACAGACAGTGCTCATGGGCCTCATGGCAGGCCTCTCCGCTGCCGGCTTCTACAGCGGCGGTAAGGCTGTGGCGGGGCGGTAGACGTAGTGGACTGGGGGCTTGTTGTCGCTGCACTGCCGGGAGTGGCCGCGCTAGCTGCCGCGGCTGTCGGGTACCGCAAGGGGCGCATTGAGGCGGACGCAGCGGTGATCAAGAGCGCGCTGTCGCTGATCGAGCCCCTCGAGAGGCGCATTGCCGCTCTGGAGAGCGAGGTGGCGGCGCTCCGTCGCGAGAATGAGGAGCTCCACCACGGCGTGCGGGTCCTGTGCGGGCAGATCAGCAGCTTGGGCCATGAGCCGCGTTGGCGCCCCAGGAACGGGCCATGAGTCAGAAGCCGTTCGCGTGGACGTTCCGCCGGAAGCGCTACGTCGAAGAGTACGTGAAGGACTTCCACCAGACGGCGGCCGCCATTCGCGCGGGCTACTCGTCTCGGGGGGCCTCGGTCACGGCGTCCCGGCTCATGAAGGAGCCGGAAGTACAGGCGGCGATCGCGCAGCGACTTGATGAGCTGAGCCTGTCGCGCGAGGAAGTGCTCATTCGGTTGGCAGCTCACGCGCGTGGCGACCTAGGGAAGTTCCTCAAGGTGGGGGAGATCTGGGTAGCGCACCCACTCGAGAGTCATGAGCCGGTACTGGATGAAGCGGGCGAATGGTTGACCACCACGAGGTGCGACAGCCGTGGCCGCGAGTACACGGTGTACAGGGTGCGGGTGGTGGTTGTGGACACGGCGAAGCTGCTGGACCCGCAACACTCGCACCTGGTGAAGCGGTTCAGTGATTCGCCGAAGTCTGGCCTCAGCATTGAGCTGTACGACGCACAGAGCGCGCTAGTTCAGCTGGGCAAGGGGCACAGGTTGTTCAGTGACGAGTCACGTAACCTCAATGTGGACCTGTCCACGCTGAGCGATGAACAGCTGGAACGACTCAGTAATGGTGAGGACCTGCTAGTTGTCCTTAACACTGCAAGCCAGGGCGGAACTGGAGATACGGCGCCGGAAGGGGACGGTACGGAGCCGGTGGACGCCGTTGCCGGGCCCACAGACGGAAGCCTACCACAGTGAGGCTGACGAACTGTTCTATGGCGGGGCGGCCGGTGGCGGCAAGACCGACCTCCTCGTGGGCCTGGGCATCACCGCGCACCTTAAGAGCATCATATTCCGCCGGGAGTACCGGCAGCTGAGGGACATCATTGAGCGGGCGCGCAAGCTCCTCTCGGGCACCGGTGCACGCTTCAACGGCACGGACGGCATCTGGAGGGAGATCCCCGGGGGCCGGACGCTTGAGTTCGGGGCGGTACAGTACGAGCAGGACGTAGAGCGCTACCAGGGGCGCGCTCACGACCTGAAGGCATTCGATGAGCTCACCCACTTCACGCTCAGCCAGTATCAGTACCTGATTGGCTGGAATCGCACGACGGTACCAGGACAGAGAGTGCGAGTGGTGGCCACGGGCAACCCGCCCATGAGTGCCGAGGGGGAGTGGGTGATACGGCGGTGGGGCGCATGGCTGGACAGCCAGCACCCGCACCCCGCAGAGCCGGGGCAGCTGCGCTGGTACGCGGTGGTGGACGGTGAAGAGGTGGAGGTTGAGACGGGGGAGCCGTTTGAGTTCGAGGGGGAGCTGATCACCCCCAAGAGCCGCACGTTCATCCCGGCGCGGTTGGGAGACAACCCTTACCTGATGGCTACTGAGTACGGGGCCACGCTGCAGGCGATGCCTGAGCCCATGCGCTCGAAGATGCTCTACGGGGACTTCGCGGTGGGGTTCGAGGACGACCCGTACCAGGTGATCCCGACGGAGTGGGTGCTGCGGGCTCAGGAACGGTGGGAGCATGCACGGCGTGCTGACACCCCGCTCACGGCGCTCGGGGTGGATGTGGCCCGCGGTGGTGGCGACCAGACAGTGCTTTCCCGAAGGTACGATAACTGGTTCGATGAACTGGAGAAACATCCGGGAAGCAGTACGCCGGACGGGGGCAGGGTCGCACAGTTGGTGATCGCGGCGCTGGCGGGGCACCCGAATGTGCGGCCGGTGGTGGACGTGATTGGGATCGGCGCGTCGGTGTACGACACGCTGGTGAGCCACGGG